CGTGCCCGCTTTTCACTGACGGTCTCTGGTTTCCTCTCCTCTTGAGCCGTGCCAATAAGGTCGCCGTCAACGACGACTAGCCCCGGCTTCGGCTGGGGAGCAGGAGGAGTTGCAAACGTTGGGGGATGCATTAACCCCTCTCCACTCGTGGAGGAGACCCAAGTGGTGAACAACTTGTGATCAAAGTCAGGAACTTGACTCATAAGCAAATCTATCATCCAATCGTCAAAACGATTAGGATACTGATTCGCAGTAGAGAGCTCAACGCGCCAGATTCCAAGCAAATTCTTGAATTCCGAGCGACGCAGTGGATAACTCTTCAACACCTGACTCACAAAAGGTCCAATCACTGGGGAGTTGCTGTCAGTCAATGAAAATGCGAAAGCCTTCTCTCGCAGTTTATCAACCTTAGTAATATTACCAGGGAGATGCACAGTAACGTGGAACTTGGAAATTTGACGTGCTAAATCACAACAACTATTCAAATCACCAAACCAAACACCGGGCCCATAGCGTCTGGCCAGGAAAGTTACACCAAGATTTCCGCGGTGCACCCTCACAAGATCCAATTTCTGCCCAACTGCCTTTGCTGACAGCTCCGCCACCTTCATGTCCAATCCAGCACTCAGTCCATCATCTCCGCCGTATATCCCGAGCATGTTCCATGATTTGGTGGGTGTATTAAACGCACCATACTCATCCAACGCTCGTCTGTACGACAGATACATAATGAACGCATTCAACATAGTGTTGAATGCTGATGTCTCTGGTGACCCCGATGAGCGTGCCAAGCCCGTTTCATAACGAACTCCGCTACTCATCACTCCGCGCAAACAATACTGTCTACGCATCAATTCATGCAGAATCAAATGGTACTGAGGTGCAAAAGCTGCGAACATCACGCGACGTTCAAACTCCCGCGCCACATTTCCCACTCGGCCATCCATGCGGCTAAAATCTGTATTATCTACATACTCAGCCGTTTCACAGATACTGGCAACACGTTCAGCAATTTCACGTGGTGTCTTACTAAAAGCATACCACGATTGCATCTTAATGATGTCAGTAAATGCGTACAGGAAAGCAGAGTAGGCCATCTTATCCACGCCGTTGATCTGGGAGATCATACGGGGGTCATTGACACTCTGATATGCCTCACGCTTGACAAAGTTGGCAGCCTTATCATTACTCATCCCATGCTGCGCCTCATCTAAGATGCGGCGCTGCGTAGGTTTGTTCTGATGGTCATACACTACCTCATTCTCGACTGGTGTCAAGGTACCAGCGAACTGACCCAATAACAAGTCAACAAACTCAGTCATACACTTCGACGTGAATGCATCAACATCCAAGTCAGGTGCTCTAAGCTTGGTGACCCGCTCGTCAGCAGCTCGCTGATCATTGCCCTTACATTTATCGGGAACAAACGCTCCGTCAAGCAATGGTTCCATGAAAGCAACCATACCTGGAGTGGCGTCATCGTCAACAGATGTCCCTTTCGGAACCCACTGAAAACGACGCACAGCACCACTGACTGCAGCAGTCCGTAACGTGCATCCAACCAGATGCCGCTCAAGCAAGATCTCACAACCGGGGTACTTCCTAGTATCACCAGTAGTAATTTCCATGCCATCAGCCATCTTACTCTTCACAGTAGCAAGAGTCAGATCACGCGTCACGGTGCGCGCAGCACTTGCAATGGCGTCATCAACACGAGCAGGAATACGACACTGCGTGTAGCTCAATGGTTTGCCAGTGCAAACTGTGATTTCTGACTCTCCATTAATACGGAGAACACTGAAATCACCCTGAACCACACGCAAGCGATCCAACGCACGACAACTCACCAGTTTCTGTGCCACCCACGAGGTGAGCACACCCTTGTACCGTTTCAACGGCGCAAGTAATATCAACTGATGATCCTCATCAATGCGTCTACGCTCTATCGCATAATATGCCACAGAGTTGACAATGCCAACACAATTGCGGTGTTTGGCCACAACCGAATCGCCAGACCAGTCCCAGAGCTCATGCTCATAATGTCCACCACCAGACACATCATAAATGAGTTGGTTATTCTCATCGAACGTGTACTTATACTCCCCACTATCCTTACACACACCAGTCGGAACAACGGTGTATAGAAAGTGGGGCTTAAAGTGCATGCTCAAGCGACGGTTCATGTCAACATAGTAGTCAACATCAACCATGGCATAAGAATCCCCTTCCATGATGCGCGCTGGCGCGGCCATAAAGTCCTTAGCCCAGTAATAAGAACGCGTAACACGGCGTCCTAAACGTGCATCGGCTGCGGAACCTTGCACAAACACGGGCTTCAGGCCTGAGACCAATCCAATACGATCGACCAGGTGGCTGGCGGTGGAACGCGCCGCGGCACTAACGCCATGGGTATGACCACTTACAGGCTTTAGGTCCGGCACATCCACTTCCAGAAACACGGACTTCAACGCAGTAGTATCCGCCACTGCGTCTCGGTCGCAAAACTCGCTCAAGGCCTCCGTAGCCTCATCAAAAGAGGCATCGGAGACCGAGCACCCACACGCGCCGCAGACAAAGATGTCTACAAACGCTTCTAGGGCCGCC